GCCCGTCAGCCGATCCGGGGTCCGGGTACGCCTTGACCCGCAGGGATTCGTGTCCCTTGATCGCGTCTAGGCCGGCGTCAGATACTTGGCTCATGCCGCCTCCAGCATCGCCACGTCGCACCTGTGCCGCTCGACCTCGCCAAACTCGCGGTGGTGCACGATGCATCGCATGTCCCGTCCGGCGCGGTAGCCGTGGCCCGACGCATAGGCGTCCTGCGCGGCCAGCGTGCGGAACGATTCGCACGTCACGCCGGGGAATTCCTTGACCGCGCTATGGTGGACGTGCCCCGTGTACCAGTAGCGGTAGGTCGTCGCGCCCCAATCCTCGGATCGGTCGCAAGCCATGATCGGCCCGAGTTGTTCGTGCTTCACCGTGTCCCCGTGCGTTGACCCGATCAGCACCTTGCCGAATCGGTGATACCAAAACTTCGACGGACCGATGTCCACTTCGACGCGCGGCTCGTTGTCGAAGTAGGCCGACAGCGTGAACGCGAGCGCCCATACCGATTGAGGGTCGTGGTTGCCGGAGATGCACTTGACGATGACCCGCTGGTGCTTTTCCAGCGCCCGCAGAACGGCGTGGCGGTACGTCTCGATGCCGACGCCGAGCACCTTGACGTGGCGCGAATCCACGTCCAATTGATGCTTGTGCCCCGGCGTCTGGTTCGTCTGATCGTTGGCGTGGAACACGTCGCCAAGCAGCAGCAGAATCGCCGTCTCGGCAGGCGGCGCCGATGTCACCAGCTGATCGACCGCGCCGAGCGTCAACTTCCGCCCGATTTCAAGGTCGAAGTCATCGCCGCACTCACGCGCCCAGGTGTACAGCCCGACGTGCGGATCCCCGAATGGATAGACCGCGAGCAGATCGGCATGCGTGCGCTTCGGTGCGTCCGTCAGTGGCGCGAGCCCGCGCACCTGTTCCGACAGCGCCGCGATGGTTTCGCGTGCCAGCGCCTCGGCACGATCGCTATCGACCGCGCTCTTGACCCACTGCGCCGCGACCTGTCCATCGGGTTTGTAGAGCGTGCTGACGCCCTTGACCATGTACCCATCGGGCACGGAATGCGTCATGGCGTGCTCTGGCGAATAGCCCGCCAGCGCCGCGCGCCTTCGGAGTGCGTGCAGGGACTTGCGCACCGAAGATTCGTTGAGCCCTAGCGCCTTCGCTGCGGCACGCCCCGAGCCGTGCTTGGCAACCGCATCGAGACACTTGCGCTCGTGCGGCGTAGCCCACTCCAGCAGGCGCGGGGTAATCACTTGAAGAGCCATTCGCGCAGCCACGGATGCTCGTTGAGCACGCCATAAAGCCCGCGCTCCACGTCGGCGACGACATCCTCGGTTAGAGCCGGGCAGGATGCATGCGTGATCTCGTGGAACAGCGTGTCCTGCAGTTGATGCAGCGGCCCGCGCTTGAGCACGATGCGCCGGTCGGCGTGGTCGCACAGCCCGTATTCGTCGGCGTCGGAAATCTTGTCGACGACCGCGATGCGCCACCGCCGGCCGTTGATGCGGACGGTCTTGCGCGGGATGGTCATCAGTCGCCCCTGAGCATCCGATACCAGCGGTAGCAGAGAAACCCGGCTTGCAGGACGATATAGACGAGCGTGGCGACGAGCACCCAATCCTGCAGGCTCATGCCGAAGAGCGTTGCGAGGGCGACTGAGACAGGCGGCGTCGCCTTTGCAAGTTCGTGCGCGATGGTCGATTGAGTCATGGGTGCGGTCGGCTAGGGGTTGGGTGAGGCAGCGAGTACGCCCGGCTACCCGATCAGGTACACGTCGGTGCGGTAGAGCGACATCGAGTCACCGGCATCGGCGAGCGTGGCCTCGATCGTCAGGATTTGATCCGACGTGGCAACGAACCCGGTGGCGTTGCCCATGCGGGACTGGCTTGTGCCCTGTGTCAGGCGGCCGATTGCCCGGTAGCCGCCGGACAACTCCATCAACGTCGCCTCAATCTCGAACGTGAGATTGGTGGCCGCTGCCGGCACGGCGAGCGATAGCGTGAGCCCGCCGAACACGATGCGCACAGCGGAACCCGCAGAGGCGCTTGTGAACGCACCGTATGCCTTCACCATGCACGCCTTCCCGACCCCCTTCAGCCGGTACGCCTTGATGGTGTATGGCGTCATCAGAACAGTAGGGGTAGCGCCGGACAGGTTGACCGATGTCCGGTCGACGGCAACCCTGGTCCACGATCCAGAGTTAATCGCCGTGACCTCGCCTATGTCGCCCGAATATGCGAGGTGCTGTACGTTAGTGACGTTCGCGTCGGCGGTTCCGTTGTGGAACTCCTCCGCCGTTCCACCGCTCGCGGAGAAGCCGCCCGCAGCGTGACGTTTGGCGACGTTGTTGCGCTTGTAGTCGTTTCCAACGGTGTCGCAGCGGCTGCTCTCGGCGCAGTAGAAGCCGGTCGCGTTGTCCTCGAAATTCGTGTAATCGCAATGCCCTTGCGATCCGGTCGACCAGTACACGCCCGCACTCAGGCAGTTCTTGACGATTGGCCCATTCGCCGCACTGCCCGCTTGATAGCCAAACGAGGTGTGGCTGGAATCGCTGATGAAGCCGTAGGCGCCGGTACTGTTCCCATCGAGAATGCCTCCCGTGCAGCGGACTTGCTCGCACTCCTTCGCCATGATCCCGGTCCACGAGCAGGCGAACGAGTGAACGTTGTTCGTGTACAGATCGGCGCCGTTGTCGCCCACCAGACCCACGCGGCTGTTGCCGCTTGCCTGCGTGAAATTCTGAAACAGCAGGTCGCGCGACTCGACGCGGACACCGACGCCAGAGAAGTACAGTCCGTGCAGATACCCGGCCGTGTTCCCGCCGCCGTCGATGATGCAGGTCGGCACGGTCGGATGGCCGGCGGTCGGCCCCTTGATGACGACACGGTTCTTGCTCGGGGTGTAATGGTTGTGCGATCCGGTGCTGATCGTGTAGGTGCCCGCTGCGGCAGATACCGTCCACACGCCATCGAGCACCGGCCCGTAGTTGGCGAGCGCATCGAAGGCGTTCTGGAACGTCGCCATCGGCTGTGACGAGGTAAGCCCGTCGCCTGCAGCACTGCCCGTCGTGGCGATGTAGATCGTGTTTGCCTGCGACTCGCGCGGCTCGACATAGAACAGGTCCGAGCCCCGCTTGACGATGCCGGGGCCACGATGGCGCACGTCGTGTAGATTCGGGACGGTGGCGGTCGTGAGATACGTTCCGTCGGGCCAGTACAGGTCGTCGCCCGTGCTGTAGCAGCGCGCGACCGCTGCCGCGACGCCATCCTGATCGCTCGTCACGCCGTCGCCCGTTGCGCCGAAGTCCGTGACGCTGATGACCTCGCGCATCTTCGCCTGCGCGGTACGGGCAACTGCTCCGGTGCCGGCTTGCGTGAACGTGTTGACCTGGGCAATGAACGCCGAATGCGCCCGCAGGTAGTTATCGAGCCCCGGAAAGACCTGTTCACTGCCCGGCGGATCGTTCTCCGCTGCGGTTGTGGACAGTTCGCTGATGTCAGTCGGTGCGGGCATGTATCAGAACCGATAGCGGAGTTGGGCGGCGATGAAAGCAGGCGATGCGTCGATGTCCAGCGGCTGCACGACAAGCGCGGCTTCGATGTGCTTGAAGCGCAGGACGATCTCTGGCAGCACGGCGGGAATCACGACGAATCGGTAGCCGGTGGCGATCGTGGCGAGCGCGCCGACATGCACGGGCCCGGCAACGTGGCGCGTCCACTCGCGGGCGACATAGACGCTCGTGCGGCAAAGGCTGTTGCGGTACGCGCCGATCGCCCATCCGGCCCATGCGCCGGAGTCGATGCGCATGCCAACACCGGGGTTCGTCTCGCAGTAATCGCCTCGGGAATGCTTCGACACGAAGCCCGATAGCAGGGTTTGAGCCGATGCCGGCGCGCAAAAGAAAAGGGCCGCGAGTGCGGCCCAGAGGGTGCGATTCATGGTCAGGTGCGCCAGAGGATGCGACCAGAGAACGATGAGTCGGTGATGTACTTCGCTCCGGCAATCGATCCATCCGTGTAAATGCGCGCGGTCTGCGTCGCCGTCATGGAAGCGATGCCGGACACGGAAAGCGTTGCGATGTTGCTCGATCCGACGGCGGCGGGCAAGGTCACGCCCGTAATCGCCAGCACGGTCCCCGCCGCCTCCAGAACAAGATCAGCTGTCTGCTTATTCGACGAGTCCGTGTTGATGAACAAGACGCTGGCAGAGAAGGCATACACGCCATCCACGGGCGCGGTAAACAGGCCGGTCGCAACGCTGAAGCACGTCCCGGAGTCGTACAACTCCGTGCCCGGCACGATCGTCGAGCCGGAAGTCTGTGTCGTGCCTTTCGCGGCGAACGCATGCTTGAGGCCAGCAGAAAGCGTGTCGAGGTTCGTCTGCACCGTGGCCGCAGTGTCGTCGGCGTACTTCTTGGTGCTGGCGTGCAAATCGACCGTAGGCGCACCGGAGAGCGTCAACGCCCCGGTCATCGTGCCGCCGGCTTTGGCGAGCTTGTCGGCGTAGTTCTGCGCGATGAACGCATACGCCGCCCGCAGGTAGTCGTCGAGGTTCGGAAAGACCGAATCCGAGCCGGCGGGGGAGTTGCTGGCCGCCGTGATCGACAGGTCTGTTATTGCGGTAGGAACTGCCATAGAATCGGAGCCTCAAAAGCAAAAACCCGGCGCTAGGCCGGGTCAGGGAAGATGAGCGAGGATCAGTTCTGGCGAATCGTCATCGGCGGCGCACTCGTCGCGGCGATTCCGTACATCTGGCGCCGGGACAAGTCATCGATTTCCGAGCAGGCCGAACAGCCCGCCAGTGA